TCCAGAAGAAACTTTTGATCGCAATGGCATGCAATGGACAATGTTTACGTTTACTTTGTTTATGAACAGTTCTAATCTTGTTACACAATCGTTTTATAGAGATGGTGAAATAGTTAGTAGTTTTGATTGGACTAGAAACTCTTCTACAGATTTTAATCCACATATAGCTTTAAATATAAGTGCATGTGGTAAATTCCAAGGTTATTTAGACCAATACACTATACATAATAAAACACTGACAGAAAGTGAAATTAGAGCGATTTACAACGATACTGGTAATATTCAGTATATGTAGACATGAGTTGTCATTTTATGGGACATAACCGCTATCTAATTTTTGAGGTGTGGAGGAAATAGAGATCAGTGAAGGTAACATAGGTAAATAAGTATGATACTTGTGGTCAAGTTGATGGAGGTAGTAACTCGCTTACTATTTGTAACTATCATTTTATGATAAATACAAAAATATGAACCATATCAATTCCATACTCCATCCATTCATTTGGGCACTTTGACTTCATAGGTTGGCACTGACATTTTCTCGTACAGTTGTTCACGAGTCAAATAAATCGACTGCAAATCACTGAATTGCGCTTGTGTATGACTTATGGGCTCATCTACAGATTTATATACCTTGGGAGATTCAAATACACGGTTCAAATCGGGGTTCTCGTTACGAATACTGTAGCCGACATCATTCATGGCATCGTGTAACAAGTTTTTGCGTATACTTAGACTATTGTCTGTTAAATAACGCCTGTATTGCCAATTCGATTGAATACTATTTTCTTGTAAAAGTTTCTCATTGACTACTGCTCCTGGTTGCCAAGATGCTAAAACGGCACGACCATCATTCATTTTCGGCGGAAAATTCTCATATTGATTATTCGATTGGTATCCAGTAATTTTGACCGGATCAGGAAATCGCTGATAGGCTGTTTTTAATGATTGTCCATATGCATCTATAAAACTCATTTTTTTATATATTACTATTCTATTTTTGTTGTTGAAATGTAGAATATAAATTGTCATCACATAAAAAAAACTGCCTAAAGACTTTCCTTTTGCGAATCCAATAATAATTGAATCAAGTCCAATTTTTTCATTTTACTGGGATCTTCAGCAAGACCATCACGGATTACCATCGTACGCAACATCTGGACATTCATTTTTTGCAAAGACTTTTTGCTAAATACTGTAGAAGGTTCCATACCATCTTCGGTTAAAACGGATTCATCTACAGTGGCCGTATCATTTTGCACTAAAGCATCGGGAACTTCGATTTGAAGCACTTTGGGCGATTCTTGTTTTTCTTCGGCATTATCATTGATATCATCATCATCATCATCATCATCATCAATATCAGATACTTCGTGAATGATATCTTGACCGATTGTATCATCTACAGTAAATTCCACGACTTCGATAGGAACTTTAGTAGAATTATCGGTACTTTCTTCGGAAACACTGCTTCCAGTACAAGATTCAACGTCGTTTAAATATGCTTCTTCATTTTCATTTACTTCGTATTGTAAAATCGGGGGCTGACTATCCAGCATATCTTCTGAAACAACAATATTTTTGTAAAATCCTTCAGCGGGTTTCCAATCTGGAGGAAATTCGAATTCACTTTGATGGGGATTTTGAGTAAATAAAACAGAACCCATTTCATTTGGTTTAGGCATATTGAAAAAAGGATTCAACAAACTTGGAGCACTTCCTCCTCTGGGTGGCATAGAAACATGGCTTGTACTATTATCAACTATTGTACGGGTAATATCAGTAATGGCATTGATTTTCTTATCCATGGAATCCATGCGTTTTTTGAAATGGTAGACCATTAGTAAAATCAATACAAATGATAATCCTAAACTGAGGAAAAAGAAACTTTCTAAAAGGGAATAAAATGTCATAATCGAAAAAAAACAGTACAAATAGTATTATTGTATTACTTGACTAAATTATTCTTATATGGTTTAACGCAAAAATAAATACAAAATTAAAAGAAAAATAAATACCAGAGTATTTTATACATCATACTATCTCACAATAGATATCAAAAATAAGTCAAAATGCAATTAATGGAAGAATTACCAAAAGATAAAGCCGCGCGAGGAACTGTAGAAAAGTCTCCATCTGATTCTTCATCCGCATTCAATTTATTTTCATCTACTGCCGATTCCAAAATGCCTAAAGAATCTTCCTCCTCATCCACATCTTCCTCCTCTTGGTTCAGCACATCACAATCTCAATCATCTCCTTCTACAGTATCCGGTTCATCTGCTCCCACTGACTGGAAAAATATATTGATTATTATTTTACTCATTTTAGTGATTTTCAGTTATTTCGGTGTTCAATTGCTAAATCTTTTCGGAGATCATTTAGAAAAGTTGATGGATTATTTACGTCCAACATTTGGTTCGTTTCTCGATTTACTCGGTTATTCTGCTGGTACAGTAGTCAATAAAACAGCCGATATTACTGCTGGCGCTGCTAAAGCCGGGATAGACGTAGCCGAAGGAACTGTACAAAATATAGGGAATATAATGATCGGAGATGAGGCCATTGGAAAAGGACCGAAAAAACGTTCTCTCAATGAACCCGAAGCCGATGTACCCGAAGATACTATTCAAAAGTCATTGTCATCGTCGAAAACCAAATGGTGTTTAGTAGGAGAATACCAAAACAAACGCGGATGCATTGATATATCCGAAAGTGATAAATGTATGTCAGGACAAGTTTTTCCTACTAAACAAATGTGCACCGGTGAAAAATAAATAAAGAACTTGTCTAATCTAATCTCGTCTATTTTCACTTCTAAAATAGACAATAAAAATCTAACTATTTTCGATCCACCACATCGAATAAATTTTATCTTCATTGACTTCTCCTACAATATTTGCAATACCAGGTCGAAATGCGTATTTCTCACCAGTACGTAAATGTAAATAATACCCATCTGGATATTCTTTCATATGATTTGGGTATTCAGGGTCTTGGAAAACGAATTTCCACGATTCACATATATATTTCTCTCGTTTGGGTATAATACTTCCTTGGGATGACCACGATGTTGCTACTGTTTCTGTCATTGGCATATTTTGATATTTTTATAGTACAATAATGTAGTATACAAATACTAGACGATTTTCTCTCTAAACTCTTTTTGGTAAAAACCTTTTTTCTATACCTGTTAAGATTTGAATTATGACGCCTAAAAAGGCGTCATTTCAAAACGTTACTGGTATCTGACCTTTAAAGATTTAAAATGTCCCATTTTTAATCTTCAAGGGTTTAAATCTGGCTAAACACAATACTGTCTACCGGGATTTGAACTCCTGTAGAAAAAGTGAATTGGAATTCATAAAATGCCGATTGATTGGTGGGTATCAATATATTCTGTACAGTAAGTTGTGTTTTGGTATTGTCATCGAGAGAATTCAATGAATAAGTATACGGGACAGATTGATATAGTGGACTGGAATTGTAAGTGACCCGGAATTCAATAATATCTCCTACAGTAATTGCACTATTGATGGTCAATTGTAAAGTAAATGGGTCTTGTAGTTGGTCCAAACTTTGTCTCAAATCCAAAACACCGATTGTAGTCTGGATATCACTGGTCAAATCCAAACTATTTGTTTCTACAGTAGGTGTCACTACATGGAAAACAAATGGTATTGTATCTGTTTCTGTATTGTCACTAAAGTTTCGTTCACCGGAAGAAAACATATACAAAGGTACATTTTTGTCAAAATAAAGTGGTTGAATTGCACCGGGTACGTTCGCATCTGCTGTACTGGTAATATTCATACTGGAATCACAAAACGCCAATTGTTCTGGAGTGGCATTTCTATAAGTACGTTGTTTTGGATTGAATCCTCGGGTGGTTTGTGCAAATAATTCTTTACGGGTCATTCGATTTCCTAAATTACCAGTAGTATTGGGTTTGCTGTACTGTAAAATCTCGGCTTTTCTGCGCATATTTAAATCATATTCACTATATCCTTGTCCATATGGACTGACTAAAGTAAGTCGTGTAGGGGGTGTCGCATAGAACATACGAAAGTTTCGTTGAATACAATAGGCTGAATTGGATTCACTCATTTTGATTTGATTTTTGTTTTTTTGATAAAATATCCTAGTTATATTCCTGTATAGTATACTTAGGGATTATGCGCTGCATTGTACCACATGGATGATAAATAAGAATAATTGCCCGATAAACCCGAAGAATCTTGTGACCGATTACTGGCTGTGGTATTTGGTCCAAACATCACTGTATTATTGATTTCAAATACATTGAGTGCACGGTCATGGTACTGTAGATTCGATATTTTCCCACTAAATCCCTTTGATACCCATACGTCGTGGAAATTTTGTTTGGGTATTTTGTCCATATTGTGACGTTTTACAATGGTACCATTGACATATATATCCAATACCATATTTTGCATACGAATGGCTAAATGAAACCATTTTTTGATAGGAACATTGTCCACTTGAACAGCATCACGACCACTTTCTAAATCAGTATCTATAGTAGCACTTGGACTTACATGGTCCATAATAATATGAAGATATTGAGTAGTAACACCGGAAACGTCACTTTGACTTACATATAATCCGGGACCATTGACGACTCCCACTCCACTACTGTCATCAAATTTGTCAACACCTTTTACAAAAATGGCATTGTAAGTAGGATTGGTATTTTGAGTTTCATTCAAATAAAGCCATGATGACCAAGTGAATTCAATACCACGATGACGATCATTGGATTTCAATATGGGTACACTGTCATCACGCTTGGGGTCTTGGTAAATTTGAATGTTTTCATTTCCATTGACGTATCCTTTTACTAAATAAGGACTTCTACTGGGAGATAAGAAGTAGCCTAAAATGGCCACTGCTATTTTGAGAATAACCATGAATACAATGAAAACCAAAACCAAAAATGCGAATTTTGCTAAAAGGGAATTGGAATCCAAAAATTCTTTACCGGCATCTACAACTGATTTATTGGAAAAATCATCCAATGAACTTTGTAAAGATTGTTTTGTTTCACTAATTGATTCGGTAATAGAACCAATAACATTGCTTGTACTTTCTTTGATGTCACTAGTAGAAGGTACACTATTTTGCATTTGTTCTATGATTGGTTTATCCATAATAAAATTGTATATAAACGATTATATTATAGTAAAAGGTTTTTATTTGGGGGATACATCCCCCCATACCCCCTGGCTCCGCGTATTGCTGGGGGTGTGTCATCCAATTATCCAATCATACTTTTCTACAGTAATTCCTGTCCTTTTCACCTTTTGTGTATATACAGTAGAAAAATGATTATTTTGTACTGTAAGTCTGGGCGAGCGCAGCGAGTCATCTAGTGGATACTCATGTCACTGCTCTGTGTATTCCTATTAATATAGGCTCGCTTCGCTCGCCACAAATTAACCCTAAAAGCAATACGTGGAACGGAAGGGGTGTGGGGAAACCTTTAGGTTTCCCCATTTAGAAGAGTTGGAAATCCCGCACATCCATATCATTCTTGGTAAGCGTCAATGTTCCACCATAGTTGGATAACATTTTACTAAAGTAGTTGCCTCCATTTCCTTCCATATACTTCGTCCAAGCATATGATGGATCCATTGGTTTGGGTTCGCGTTCCATTTTTGCAATAAAAGCATCTAGTTGACCAAAAACAATATCACTGTTTTCGTTAACTTGTGAAATTCCATCGACCTTATGCGACCGAATGAGTTTTCCATCAATGTATAAATCGACTACAGTGTTATCAACACTAATCACAACATACACCCATTTTTGCAAGGGGAAATTATCCATAATAACATGAGTAGCAGTGCCAGATTCTGTCTTTGCAATGTATTTTAATACAGCAGTACTGGTTAATTGAAGTGTTAAAAAATTATCGGAACTTTGATTAATTTTAAAAATATCTGTATCGGTGGCAACTTTGTTTACATACAACCATGCTCCAATATAATATCGTGTTGAATCGGGTTTTCCAGTATTTTTCACATTAACAGCACTGGCACCTTTATTTAAATCCATTTTTCCAGAAATAGTACGTCCTTTTTCGTCAATAACTTTGTATAAAATATACACGATGATAACTAATATAATGCCCATGATAACCAAAGTATAATTCATCTTGTTTTGGTGATTTTATAAAAAATACTTATATATTATGGTTAAAGAATATTATTTACCGGTGGATTGACTAATTTCAACAAATTGTATTGCTGAGCAATATGAGTAGCATTCATGGATACTTGCGATACATTTAAATTGCATATTGCTCCATGTAATGTATTATTCTTTCCACCTATGGTAATATTCGATGTTGTTTCATATGTAGGTAAATTGTTTGCTAAAGAGATCGTGGATTCCAATTTTCCATTGATGAAAATATCCACTTGATTATCATGATAATTGAATACCACATAATTCCACCGTTGCATGGGTACACGTAATTCCAAAGCGGGTGGTTTTTCACCTACATTCGACAATACAATTCGCCATTTGCCATCTCCTCTGCATCCAATATATGGACACCCTACCGTAGGTTTCGTCGATGTACCATATCGAAAAATACATTGTTCTTGGTTTTTACCGTAAGTAGGATAATTCGTGCTAATCCACATAGAAATACAATAATTGCGAATCAATGGAGAAGCCGATGTACCATCATATGGAAGGTTCATATTATTCTTATCCGGTACAAATGGACTATTGTCACTAATAACACGTTCATCATACAAATAAATAGGGTCTTTGATCAAATGTGTATTGTACTTCATGGCGATTTTCTTGACAATTTTAGGTAAAAACACATAGGCTAAAATCAATATGAGTTCAATGAATAGCAATGCATAGACAACATTTGGTGTACTGACGACTTCCCGTAATAAATACCGTACATAATCATTTACTAAACAGGGAATCAAGAAAATAGCATTGGTAATAATGCCTAAAATACCGTCCAATCGCATGGACTCATTGATGAAAATGTTGAATATTAGGGCCAATGCTATGACTATAATGGAGACAAGTAGTAATTTCGAGGCAAATGTTACAATGAATCCGCTTACGGGTGGCAATGGCGGTAAGTCAACGTACTCTGTTAAAAAGCGAATGAACCGGTTTACCGAGTCTGCAAAAGACGGTAATGCTGTTCCTAATAAAGTAAACAAGATGACTAAAATCATTAGAATGACCAAGCCTAAATACTTCTTATCCTCTACATTCGACAGTACAAAGTACGAAAAAATAACTAAAGGAACGACTAAAGCGACTACATACAAAATCATTTTCGTATTGGAAAGCGATGATTCATCTTTTTGGTTGAATTGGAACAGTAGAATGAAATACAAAATAATCATGGCTACAGTTCCATATTTAGACCCGGTCCGGATGAATTGTTTACGTGCTTCTAAATTCTTGGGTAAAATGGAATCAATCATATCTCGTGGTATTGAAAATAGAATTGGAATGAATTAAAAGAAAATAGTATATTATTTTTGATTATAATATACTCTTATAAGTTTTCGATAGTGGTTTTCCGTCCGTGACATTCTCTACAAAGGGCCACTAAATTGTCAATATGGTTACTACCGCCATATTCTAACCGTATTTTATGGTCTACTTCAAACCAGGCAGTCAATTGTTCACTACAATCCCCGCATTTCCAATTTTGCTGTGATGCTACGAACTTCTTTTTCGTTTCACTCACTGAACGTTTGGTGGCCTTTTTACCGGAATTCAATAAACGAGCATCGGGTCCTTTGGTTCCATTGTTGCCCATAAACATATTCATCATACTATATGTACCCCCCGCTGCGGTTGAACCCATTGCTCCTATAGAAGATTGATCGCCGAAATTTTGACGGGACGTAAAGTCCATTATGGGGGTCAAAATATTACTTGTCTGTTCGTCTACAGGTAAATATTTCAAGTATTCATGTGAAGTAGCAAACATTTCATTGGCTTTTTTGGGGTTTTTCTTTACCAGCCACCACATAATCAAACCGCCAAAAGCAATGCCCATCATTTTGTAGTATTTCTTGTACGATAATGCTTTCTTCAGGACCTTACCGTCTGTATAAATGTTACCAATTAATGCTCCGGTAATTATAAATATTATGATTTCAATCCGCATTTTTTTTGATTTGATAATTTCTTACTATTTATCTACTATAGAATAGTGTGCGATAATGTTTGATTCAAACCGCATACTCAAAAAAGCATAACGTGGGTCGGAGGGGGGTATGATGGAACCGTTAGGTTCCCCCGCCAATACCAACCAATACAAATATGGCAATAATAGCAATTAAAAAATAAGTAATGTGATGTTTTCGTATTCCCCATTCTTGGGTCAAACTATAAGATTTAGGCAAATAAGCATTGTAATAATTATCTAAATGTTCTAAATGTGTGTATTCTTCTTTACCTAATTCTCGATGTATTTGATTGTGAATAAAATGAACCCAATAAGTGAATGAATCCTGATTATCTAAATAAGGAGTCACGGGAAAATAATCTAGTACTTGAATGAATTTTTTCCGGATTCCTTCGTGGGGAATATACAAGGGTAAATTTTGGACGAAATCGTAGTATTTGCGCTTGGTTACTTTATTAGGAAAAACCGGATAACTATGCGCTACAGTATACAAGAAAAACCAAAAATGTGGTAACCATACACCAGGGTCTAAATCTTTCATATGTATGTGTCGTATATGAGAGACGAATATATGTGGGAATTTCTACTATACAATACAATGTACAAAAACCATTTAAACTTAAATCCCCTTTTTTTACTAAGATTAGTTTGTTGTTAACATACACTATGATTGTACCATCATCTACAGGTTTACATCATCATCATCATCATCATCATCGAAAATATATAAAACGTTCATCATTTGGAAATCGAAATAACCAGAATAATAATAATAATAATAATACATATGGGGGAGAGAATCAACATCAAGAATTAATATGCAATAATTGTGGGAAATATGGCCATTTATTTTACATTTGTAAAATACCCATTACAAGTATTGGTGTGATTGCATTTCGACGTGTAGAACACGAAATCCAATATTTGATGATCCGTAGAAAAGATACTTTAGGTTATATTGATTTTATGCGCGGAAAATTTGATTTGAAACAAAAACAGTACATAATGAACATGCTTTTGCAAATGACTAAAAATGAGAAGAACACTTTATTCCAAAAATATACGACGGTAAAAGAGAAAAAAGGAACCATACCCCATATACGAGAGCGTATTTTAGAATTAATAAATGGCTATACGAATGATTTGGGCGAATTTTATGACCTACAGTCTTTGATTGTAGAAAGTCGATTGTATTCGGATTGGGATGAACCCGAATGGGGATTTCCTAAAGGACGACGGAATCCGCAAGAAAATGATTATGATTGTGCTGTACGGGAATTTTCTGAAGAAACGGGATACAGTACAAATGTATTGACCAATGTACGGAATATAGTGCCAATGGAAGAGACTTTTACCGGATCGAATTATAATTCCTATCGTCATAAATATTATTTGATGAACATTTCGTATGAAAATAGCATTGCTGCTCACAAATTTCAAAAATCCGAAGTGAGTGGAATGGGATGGTGGCCATTGTCTACATGTTTGGAAAAAATACGACCATACAATTTAGAAAAAATACAAGTGATTAAAAACATTGATGAATGTTTGCAGAAAACGCGCATGTTTACCATGGCAAAAATATAATGTCTTCCTATTATAAATATGGAGACAAATATAGAGGAAACGCATAATAATGGTCCAGTAGAAGAAACCAAGACTAACCCTACTAAAGTGATGCGTAAGAAACCATGTCCCAAAGGTACTCGATGGAGCCGTAAAGAACAACGGTGTATTGATAAATCTGAATTGGAATTACGGAAAACCCGGAAAAATAATCCAGTCACAATACCTGATGCTAATGAGATTCAAGAAGAAGAACCACCTATTGAAGAAGAACAAAAAGAAGAGGAAATTCCTAAAGGTACAAAACCGCAAAGAAAAAAACCATGTCCTAAAGGTACCAGATGGAGTCGTAAAGAACAAAAGTGTATACCTAAAGATGAATTAGATGCACGTAAAACACGACGTAAAAAGATAGCATTGAATCCTCCTGTAGAAGAGGTTAAAAATGATGTTGAATCAGAAGTAAAAGAAACAATACAGAAAGTAGTACAAGTACAACAAGAAGTTTCAATGTCTATTGCACAACCAGATGCACAACCAGATGCACAACCAGATGCACAACCAGATGCACAACCAGATGCACAACCAGAAGACGATACTAGAGAGAAAAAAAACAATTTATTAGAAAAGATAATTCCTACAGGTATCATGAACATGTTTGCTAAAGAAGAATCAAAAACAGAAGAATCCAATAAAGAAGAATCCAAAACAGAAGAATCCAATAAAGAAGAATCCAATAAAGAAGAAAAAAGTCCACTTGAAGATACAACTATAGACGACGTTGATAGTGATAGTGATAGTGATAGTGATAGTGATGAAAAAGACAACGAAATCGACGAAGAAGTAGAAAACGACGAGAATAAAGAGCAAGCGCAAATGGAACTCCAAGAATACAAAACATATAAAAGAAATCCTAACAAAGATGGTAATTTATATCCGGACACAAATGACCCGAATTTCAATCTCAAAATTGCCAATAAACAAGAATTTCGCGACCATCAGTATCAAGCCGAAATTGCTAAAGATATCCCGGCAAAAGCCGATGAAGCATGCAAAAGTGATTTTGAAATTCTCCCCCATCAACAATTTGTCCGCAATTTCATGTCCACTGAAACGCCATATAATAGTCTTCTACTGTTCCACGAACTCGGTACCGGTAAAACATGTAGTGCGATAGGCATTGCTGAAGAAATGCGCATGTTTATGAAACAAACCGGTATCAGCCGTAAAATAATAGTAATGGCATCACCCAATGTGCAAGATAATTTTCGTCTACAGTTATTCGACCCAAGGAAATTAGTATATGAAAACAAAAAATGGACATTGAATACTTGTATTGGAAATGCATTATTGAGAGAAATCAACCCAGGCGAGATCGAAGGAATGACAAAAGAAGAAATCACCCGTAGAATCCGTTATTTAATCAAAAAGTATTACATTTTCACCGGATATGAATCAATTAAACAGAAAGTAGAAGATGAATACAGAAAAACTTTAGGCGATTTAGTTGAAGACCAAAATTCGGAAATATTCGATTTGAAACCCATTAAAGAAACTGATTCAGCCGCATTAGTAGAACGAAAAGAAAACGGCATCAAGAAAATCCGGCAAATGTTTGACAACCGATTATTTATTGTAGATGAAGTGCAAAATGTATTGGCGAAATTGGATACGGTGAATGATTCCAGTAGTACAAAAAAATCGGCTAAAGTTCTCAAACAAATTGCCCGTTTTTGCAAACATACGCGTTTCATTTTATTATCGGCTACACCCATTTACAATCAACCGGATGAGATCATCTCTCTGGTCAATCTCATGAATCTTAATGATAATCGTGCACAAATATCCCGCAATCAAATACTGGATAAGGATGGTAATTTTGTACCGGAACAAAAAAACGCCGACAATATGGTGATTGTAGAAGGAGGACGCGAATTGCTAAAGCGCAAACTAATCGGGTATGTATCGTATGTCCGTGGAGAGAATCCGTATACATTTCCATTCCGTTTGTACCCAACACAATTTAGCGAATCAAAAGACAATACATGGGCATCCTACAGTTATCCCACGAAAATGTTCAATGATGTAGATATTGAAATACCACCGAAAAAACACGTCATTAACAATACATTTGTTTCGAAAATGGGAAGTTCCCAAAAGGAAATTTATGAATCTTTATTGAAAGAAGAAATGCCTAAATTAGAGAATCGCAATCGTATTAAATTCCATTATTTGGATGCTTTTAATATGCTCCTCAATATGTCATATCCTGTAGAAAATATGGAAGAAGAAAAAGCACATTATGGTACTTTGAAAAAATGCATGAAATATGAAAGAGAAGGTGCTGCTGATAAGTCGCGTATTAGTAATTTCGACTATTATCCATGGGTATTGGAGAAATATGGGCGGATGTTTGCCCCAGATAAAATACAACAGTTCAGTGGGAAAATCCACTCCATAATTGAATCCATTCAAAAATCTGAAGGAGTGGTTTTGATTTATTCGCGGTATTTAGAAGGCGGTTTATTACCGATGGCACTGGCATTAGAAGAGTTAGGCTTACGACGGTACAGTTCTTCCAGTACTTCCCGGGATTTGCTCAAAACGCCTAAACACAAAACCGAACCTTTCTTCGTGAAAACCAAACATGATAAAAATACCGAATCAAAAGATATTGCTCAATATGTGATGATTACCGGTACAGCACGTTTCTCTCCAAACAATAAAAAAGATTTGGACATGGTATTCCATGAAAATAATGTAGAAGGTAAATATGTCAAGGTTGTATTAATATCGGAAGCCGGAAGTGAAGGAATTGATTTCAAGTATTTGAGACAAATCCATATTATGGACCCTTGGTACAATATGAGTCGTATAGAACAAATTATTGGCCGTGGTATCCGTAATAAGAGTCATTGTATGCTTCCTTTTAAAGACCGCAATGTGGAAATTTATATGCATGGTACTGTAGATACGGATACTAACCGTGAAATGACCGATATGTACATGTACAGAATGGCCGAAGAAAAGGCAATTAAGATTGGTCAAATCACTCGGGCAATGAAAGAAGTGGCCGTTGATTGTTTGTTGAACATAGAACAACAGAAATTCATCGAGAAAAATATGGGAGAACCGGTACCAATCCATTCTTCTACGGGAAAACAAATTCAATATAAAATTGGAGACAAAGCATTTTCAAGTAAATGCGATTACATGAGTAAATGTGAATACAAATGCACACCGGGTTTATCGGCGAAACAAACTTTAGAAAATATACCAGTCAATCAATCCACATATGGTGTACATCATTTACAAAGACGCCGTGAAAATATTACAAAACGAATACGTCAATTGTACAGGGAAAAACCATTTTATAAGCGCGAAGAGTTATTGAGAGAAATTCAGATTGGAAAACCATACAAATTGCAGGAGATTTATTATGTACTGGGTATTTTCTTGAAAAAACATGAATGGGTTATTCACGATAATATAGTGGGTACGATTATTCGTCATGGTGATATATACAGTTTCCAACCCAAACATTTGACCGATACCAAGGGTTCGGTGTATGACCGAACTCAACCCATTGATTACAAACCGGAGCATATTACTGTAAATGTGACATTGAGAGAAGAAAAAGAAGGCGAACGTAAATCGGCTATTGAAATCATTCCACGACGTCAGAAAAAAGCGGCGGCACTGGGTAGACAATTCAAGAAAAACAACAATACACAGAGTTCCTTGATGAATCTAATGGACGAAACTCCAATTAAACCCGTACAGAAAAATAAAAACCCCCTTACGACAATCGATAAATACTTGACTGAATTGTTCAAAAAACTCAAAACTAATCCTGGGGCGAAAAATAAAAAGCAAACACTGGAATCGACGTTATATGCAGTACAGCAACTATGGAAAAAGGATTTGAAACTGCCCATTCGCGAATTGTATTATTACGTTTGTATTCGTCACATTGATACGTTGCCATTTGAAGCGAAATTGGGATGTATCCGCCAATGTTTTCAAAAACCAAAAGATTTAGACAAACCCATTGTTACGTCTTTCGACGAAGAGAACATGTCTTCATCCATCAAAACCATTGTCTACAGTTATTTCCGGAAGTTGATGGTTCAAGTAAATGATGTAGTAGGTATTGTGATTCACAATAAAGGAGAGAACCAAATGTATATTTGGGACAATAAGACCGAATGGATTCTTGCTAAAGAAAACCCAATCAAAAGTAGTCAATTGGAACCGGCTGTATACAACCGATTCTGGGTAGGACCACAAGTATTGGCAAAAGGTATTCGTGATATTGAATCGAAACGCGAACAATCGAATCTTGGGTATATGGCGTATGATGGAAAAGAGAACCTTTATGATTTCAAAATACGTGATTTGTTTATATCAAGATTGGGAGAACGAACCGGTGTATTTTGCCGGTTCAAAATCCCCACGGACTATTTAGACCCATTTTTGAAAGAACTCGGTTATTCTGTATCGTACGGTCAACCCAATAAGACTATTGTTCCCGGAACAAAGAAAGTAGTAAATGAACGGTCTACTTATTGCCTACTGTACGAAATATTGTTACGTAAAAGTACACAAGATGACCCGACTAAATATTCCTTTTTAGGGTTGGAAGAGGCCGTCTATAGTCAAATCCACAATTTAGCAATAAATAAAACAATCCGTCAATGGTCGGACAAAACGACAAAACGATTGAAGAATCTCGTAGAAAGATAAACCAAAAATGATGAAAAATTGAATCGAATTGTATATTTATAGTAAAAAATATAAACATACGAATAGTATATAAACTAGAGTGTACAATCATCAAATAAACAAGTAAAATAATAAAATCATGGAAGTATTGCCCGTTACTGAACAATTGCAACCTCAGCAAAAAACACTACAGCCAGAAAAGCAAAAGGATTCTTTGTACATGAAATGCATGTTGGAGATGTTTGTATTGTTATTACCATCTCAAATAGGAGCCAATGGGAAAACAAAGGAAAATATTCGCGAATCCATTGAATATTTCATCGGCGGTAAGTGTACTGTAGAAGGATATGTAAAACCCAATTCGATACAATTGGTGAAATACACTAATGGTACGGCTAAATTGGACAAAATTGAATTTTTAGTCGTGTTTGAATGTTTAGTATGCAATCCTGTAGAAGGAATGTGGTTAAATGCGTGTAAAGTGAAAAGTGTAACAAAAGCCGGTATTCATGCACATAAATACGATGAAAATAACAATGTACCGGTTACCATATTTGTGATTCGCGACCATTATGTACACAATCCACGGTTCCAATCTGTACAGGAAGATGATATTATAGACGTTAAAGTAATTGGTCAACGGTTTGAACTCAATAATAAAAACATTGAAGTCATTGCCGAATTGGCTAAAGTCGATGAAAGGAAACAAAAATAAAATAATAAAATAATAAAACACAATAAAACAAAAAACGGCTGTACTATATAGCCCCTTTTTTCTTAATAATCACATACATACCATATACCAATACCAATACCAACACCAATACCAACACCAATACACATCATGACAATCATTAGTCCTACAATAAAACATTTAGTCGTAGCAGGAGGAGCCCATCTGGGTTTCTCCTATTTCGGTGCATTGAAAACACTTTGCCAGAAGAACTTTTTACAATTGGCCAATATTGAATCCATTTATGCTACTTCGGTAGGAACTATTTTAGCCGTATTTCTCTCATTCCAACCAGATTGGTCCCAATTGGATAATTATGTCATGAATATACCTTGGAAACGAATGTTTCCTACTACTATACGTAGAGCATTTATGGCAGTACCCAAAGGGGGATTATTCGACATTTCGTCAATTGAACGATTATTGGAACCAGTATTATTAGACCATGACCTTTCTCTCAATATTACTCTACAGGAATTCTATGAATACAATCAAAAAGAAATGCATTTCATTACTACTTTATATGAACCATTGAAAACAGTAGACCTTTCGTACAAGACCCATCCAGAATGGCGTTTAGTGGACGCAGTCTATGCATCATCTTGTTTACCCGTATTGTTCGTACCATACTGTCACAACGAAAGCGAAATATACATAGATGGGGCAATGTATGCAAATTATCCATTGGACCAATGTTTAGCCGATGGATGCAAACCGGAAGAAATAGTAGGAGTCTATTTTGATCATCACCAAACTGAAGTACAAACCTATAAAGAATCTTCTCTCCGATTAATATTTTTTCTACTGGATCTATTTGGAAAACTATTACGTATTACAAAACAAAGGCCCCATGTATTGGCTTCCAATACACCATTTCAAATAGAAATTATCGGAGATTCACGTATTCATGAAGCATTGTCTGTACTGTCATCTAAATCAAAACGGAGAGAATTCATAACAAAAGGAGAAGATGCTGCTCTTGCCTTTTTACAATCGATAGATTTCCAGCAAACAATATAAAAACAAGTGTAGTTTGAATATTATTCATACAAAAAGCAAACATGACATCATCATTATCAACCGCTAATTCTTCTACGGTAAATCGCACAACATTATTACAAAGTATTCACGCAATGGAACCTAAAGAGCATATTACCATAGGTACAATATTACGAAAATACCAGCAAGTGAAATTAAATGAAAATAAGGGCGGCATTGTTATTAATATGGCTACTATACCAGATGAAGCATTGGAAGAAATACAAAAGTTCGTAGAGTATATTCATGACCAACAAAAAGTATTAGCAAAAATTGAAAATGAAACAAATACATATAAACAGTTTTTCCAATAATACTACTAGAAGTAACAGAGAGACGAATCAATAATCAATAATCAATAATCAAATGGCTACTACTACTACTATGATGTATTGGACCCATTCATTCTTACACAATAAACAATATGATGTAGAACTTTCTAAAATAACCCCTTTTATGTTGACCCAAAAAGAAAAACAATTATTTCCTACAGTACAACAATCTTTTGAAACAGAAAAACAAAATAAAATTACCGTAAAAACAAGTCAAGTAATACCAATACAAAATATGGGTTCACGACACCACTGTAATACTGGGACAGAAATAGACAATAAACCGGTTACTGTAAGACAAAATCCTATAAAATCACCAGCATCTAAACCAGCGATACTTGTACCCAACACAGCATTATCACTGTACGATAAATGTAAATTACGGGCACAATGTGTGAACCGATGTCAAGATCCATTATTTTGGACCATTTATTTAGCAAAAAATGGAAAACGAGAATACGATCGTATTGGAGGCTGTACAAATGGTAATGTGGAAATGGCCGAAAAAAATACGATTGTAGAAAAGTTGAAAAGCAAAAGTCCAAAAGATTGGGCTTATGTATTGGATACCAAGTGGACCAAAATGGGATTGTACGATTTGTGTAATGACTTGCTTACCAAACCAAAAATGTCATGGAAACATGTGTATATGTTGTGTGCTTATTATCAATGCAATATTTACTGGATCGATATAAAAATGCGTGTATATATGACCTTTTTACATAAACCCGACCCCGATGAAGATTGTGATACTTTTGTACTGTACAAAAATGGACAGAAGGGCCCATTGTATTGGGTCGATACTGCACAACAAGTATTGAAACCACATGAAATAGTAGAAGAATATATGCAAATTATCAATTATGACAAACCATTGAAAGCCGCATCGAATTATAAAGTGACTGATTTAGAAATAATGGCCCGGCAATTGCAAATTGAAATCACAGGGAAAATCAAGAAACAAGATCTGTACACGAAGATCATTGAAAAAATTGTACAAGAAAGTAGTGGAAATGTGTGAAAAAAATACGATTGGTCGTATTGGGGGGGGGGGCTTTCAGCGAACGAAGTGAACTGAACACGGAAGAAAACCATTTTGACTATTTTGGGTATTCTTTTTTCAAGTAAAATTGAATTAAAATCATTACTTGAGTAAATATATAACAATACTATATAGTTTTTTACTTTTCCATTGTTGGTTGTTATTATTGTAAAAAAAAAACCAAAATTATGTCGGAATCACAAAAAGAAGCATCATTACAAATGGAACGTATGGTAGAACATTATTTAGAAAACTGTACCACTGTTCAAAATAAATTGAATCTGTACAATAATGCCCCCGAATTGGAAATACGTTTTGGTACCAATCCAAAACAAGCCAAGCCTATCAGTAAGGTCGATTATTTACATGTGGTCAGTGTTTTATATGCGAATGGATGGAAACCTAGTGACGACAATCCGAATGGTAAACAGTTTTTACGTATTATTCCTGAAGAACTTATTATGAATCAAAATTATATTGAAGAACAAGAGTCTAAGGAAGAAAGAAAAGACGACGAAAAAGAAAACGATGATAAAGCGACGAAACCAGAACAGGATAAAAAAGACGCTGATCAACACGACGATGCCAATTATATGGACGGTGGTGTCAATAAAAAGGAACAAAAACGTCCGGTTCATCGCACTCGTATTCGTTCTTCCAAAATTCGCGCCGAAATTTTCGATACCTTTTGGATTCAGCGATATTGTTCTCATAACAATTTAGTCAAATTAAAAGATGAAATGTTGGAAAATATGAAGAAAAATAATGTGAAATCCAAGTACAAACAAATTAAATTTACGGAAAAAACCGGAGTCAAACAACACGAGTCTTCTTATTTTTCAAAAGTACAGTTCCCCGATTTCAACTTTGGTATTGCCTATCAAATCGAAAAGGATTATAGTGTTCATTCCAAAGATGTTCGGATTCAAAAAATATACAATGATTGGACGTCTGGTAAAAAGATTTTCAGGTCCATTAATCGTGTACGGTTTCAACATCCATCGGCTCCTATGTTTGTCGACCTAAGTATTGTCAAAACTAACCGCAAATATCAGAAAAACAAACAAGATAAATATTCAAATAGACCTTTACCGAAAGAAACAATACAAGAAGCAGATGTGTTTAATAATCCACCCATATACGAAATCGAGATTGAACTTGATAATGACGCCATGGTCAACTACAAAGGCAATGTAAAAGCCCTTTTGAAAGAAATGAAATCGATAATTCGATTGGTTTTAACCGGTTTACAAGGAACACCTTATCCAGTCAGTTATTCTGTACAGGATTCTATTCTACAAGAATACATGGTAGCAATGCACGGGGAAAGTTGGTTATCACATAAACGTCCGCGTACTTATTTTGTCGGCCCCAATTCAGTGGCCTTGCAAATCGAACATATATGCGAACCAGACGAACAAAACCATAAAGAGTATTTGAATTCAGTAGAATCCATACAACAAAACTATACAGTGACGGAGAAAGCCGACGGTGAACGATGTATATTATATGTTGCCGGTGATGGCAAAGTGTATATGATTTCCCGTACATTGAAAGTCATCTTTACTGGTTCGCAAACCAAGGCGAAATCGTGTTTACATAGTATTGTAGACGGTGAATTCATTCAATATGGGAAAAATCGTGCGCGCCTGTTTCAATTCTCGGCATTTGATATTTATTTCATCGGTGGACGCAAAGAAGGTGAACGCAATATTAGAACTTTGCCTTTTCTTGACCCTAATCCAGACAATTTAGAAACGCGATATCGAATGTTGAAAGAATTCCAGAGCCACTTTGTATTGGAATCCGTTACAAAAGGGTCTAAATGCGATTTCCGGTTCCAAATCAAAGATTTCCTCTACACTTCTTCTTCTACAAACATTTTCCAAGCATCGCGCAAGATTTGGGACCGTAAAACCACATACCCGTATGAAATTGATGGATTGATTTTTACACCCATCACGTACGGTGTAGGAGGAAGCAAACCGGGTCATTGTTCCGAATTGGGATATAATTTAACTTGGAATCGCAGTTTTAAATGGAAACCACCGGAGTTCAATACTATTGATTTCTTGGTAGTAACCGAAAAAGATAAACAAAATCGCGATTTAGTTCGTACATATGTCAAGGGAAAACAAGTTGTGCAATATAAAACCCTTTATTTAATGGTCGGTTTGGATACACGCCAAAATCGATTTATGAATCCCTTTGATGAACTCATTTATGACAAATTGCCGTGCGAAGGAGGGTCGGAGAAAAACCACGATCATTACCAAGTCAAACCTTTTATTCCTACAGTACCATACAACCCGAAATCCTATATATGTTACATTCCATTGGTGGATGATGGAAAGGGTTTGCAAATGCAGACCGAAGAAGGGGAATATTTCGATGAAAATATGATTGTAGAATTCAAATACAATACTTCTAAAGTCGATTACGAACATCCTTGGAAATGGGAACCATTGCGAATCCGCCATGATAAAACCCAAAGTCTTTTAGAAGGGAAAAAGTCGATGAATGTGTTCAAAAACGCCAATGATGTTTGGAAAACCATCCATTATCCTATACGCGATACCATGATGACGGGACGCGAACCACCAGTTTCTACAGTAGAAGCCGTAGAAGTATATTACAATGCCGCGGAAGTGGACAAAAGTCAATCGAAAACATCAGCCATGCGCGATTTCCATAACTTGTACGTGAAAAGCAAACTGATTATTGGTACCAGTCAACATTTACAAAAACAACCGAATCAAAAACACCCATTGTTGATTGATTTCGCAGTAGGAAAATGTGGTGATTTGAGTAAATGGTCACGGGCTAATTTGAAATTCGTCATGGGGATTGATTATAGCAACGATAATATTCACAATAGTACCAATGGGGCTTGTGTACGGTTTTTACAACACCGGTGTAATCATCGTAATGATATTATGCGAGGGTTATTTGTAGAAGGAAATAGTCAATTGAATATACGGACGAAATCCGAGGCCATTGCCAAACCGTTTGATAAGGATCTTGTACAGTATGCATTTGGACAGAAGAATTTACCCGATGGCAATAAATTGGCGTTTGAATACGGAGTGGCGAAAAATGGTTTCACCATTAGTTCCTGTCAATTTGCCATTCACTACTTCTTTGAAACCCTTTCTACATTGCATAGTTTCTTGCAAAATGTGGCCGAATGTACACAATTAAATGGTTATTTTGTGGGGACTTGTTTTGATGGAAGTACGTTATTTGAAAAACTGAAACCAATGGCGAAGTTTGAAGAATATAGTGTGAAAAGAGAAGACCAGACTATCTTTTCAGTGGAAAAACAGTACAATATGTCAATTGAAGAATTCCCCGCCGATGAAACCAGTGTAGGAATGCCGGTAAATGTATT